TGGTACACCGATCCTGTAACAAAAAGAAGCCCCCAAGAGATAGGAGAAAACTTGGGGGCTTCCGGGAGGGATGAAAGAACTGCTGAACAAGATGCCATTATGCCTGAAGAGAAGGAAAAAATCAAGAGACCATCTGCAAGACGGAGAAACAGTGGAAAGACTATGGGTCAGAGGTCCGCTTCCGGGGATGAATGAAATCCTTGAGAGTAAGGGCAATCGTTATCAGAAGGGGATGTCTAAATATACTGCCATAAAGGCTCAATATGGTCAGCTGGTTGCTAGTCATGCTATCGAACAGCAGATCAAGCCAGTGGATGCGGTGTATTTCACCTACTTCTTCATGGAGCCCAATAAAAGACGAGATCCTTCCAACTTCACATCTGGTGGTATCAAGATAATAGAGGATGCATTGCAAAAAGCAGGTATTCTGGAGAACGATGGCTGGAAGAACGTGTTAGGGATATCGTCTTACTGGACAGTGGACAAGGATTGCCCTGGAGTGATGCTGTATATGACGGATTTTAGGCTTTCAGAAGATGAAGCTGACACTGTTTTGCTGCAAATAAAGGAGGGTGATGATGATTAGCAATGGTTTAGCGAGGGAGTATCGGTTTATAGCGCGGATAATGGAGGAGTTTTCTGGATTTTTGAAGGAGAGGAGTGAAAAAGCGACAAGGTTTCCTTCTCCAGGAGCTATTGTACAAGACCAGGAAGGCAGGATGTATGTTTATCGAATGAATGGGAATCAAGATCTGTTAGATACGATGGGGAACGGTGGGTTGCGGCCTTTGCATGGGGATTGGTGTAATTACGACATTGTTCAAGATTCACCAGACCCGTAAGGAGAAGTTTTCAAATGAAAGTATACATAGTAGTTAGAAGCATTCTTTCTGTACGAGAAGACGTATTGACGATTCCATTGCAGGCTTTTGACGATGCAGATGGAGCTAACGACCACTGCAAGAAGCTGGATGAAGCTGTCGATCTTCACCCTATGGATAAGGAGTCTTCAACAATGAGTGGAGATGGCTTTATGGCTGGGCTGGGAATAGCTGCGGTGAGCCACAGGGTTGTTGCAATGCCAGTGAAGCAGTCGAGTCTTATAAAGGTTCCGAACATACAGCTTGTCAAAAACTAGCAGTTTGCTCATTTTTCTCTTTCCATGTATCATATGATCATGAGTGACGGTAATACAAAGTTCAGCCAACCAATAGTACAACGACAACAGACTACAATGTCTGCTGCTGCCCTACAACAGGATGGACTTAGACAGCTGGAGGATGAGTTGTTGGCTAATTCTCTTGCTGTTGTGGGTGGAGTATGTGACTTTGCAGAACTGGATCTGGAGGATCTCAATAAGATTCCTGAAGAATGGATAGAGCTTTATGGTCCGAAGGAGGCTAAGAAGCGTCATCGTATTGCCAAGGCTGGCTGGATGAATAACAAGGATGCCCCGGTGGCGATCAACACTGCTACCAAGGTACTGACAGGAATAGTCAGGGCTCGTGCTACTGAAAAGGCTGGTCCTAAGCAATTGAATATCAACATGGTTTCTATGTCTGCACCTCTGGATCCACTCGAGGTGTTGGATGTTGTGGAGGAAGAGTGATGGCAACGATCAAAGTCAAAGGTGCCACTGATGGCAAGAAGCAAACAGTGAATGTTGGAGTCAACGATGCTGGCAAAGGAACTGAGAAGCGGTTTGCAGAAACCCGCTCTTGCACTCCCAAGGAGAACAAACCCAGCCTAGCCAGAGAAAAGCGACCAAGGTGAGCATGATAGATTCAGGATATATAGAACCGCTTGAGCATGAACGGGTGTATTATCGCCACGTGAGTACTGGTGATTTGGCGTACGCTATAACGATGGATGGTAAGCCGCATATCAAGTACGACAGGCCAAACGAGGAAAGGGTCTTGCCCTTCAATCCATCGAACTGGACACCAGAAGACACTTACCGCCCGATACCAGAAGCTCAGTTGATTCAGGTGGCGTTTGAAGCTGACAAGCGGCTTTGTCTGTTGCTAGGGCATCATGATCTGGCTCGTAGAGAGTGGATTAGCCTTAGCGAAACCCAGCGAATAAAATGGACTCGTCAGGGTCCGCAAAGCCCACCGGTACGTCAGCGATTGTACTATGCTATCAAGTATGTGCTGGAGAGAGTGAACGAGCCAGAGCCAGAACCAGATCCACCTGTTGCGAAGAAGAAAAAGGCTAAGAAGAAAAAGGTAAATGGCAGCAATACTAAAAAAGGTTAGGGATCGCGCAGTAGCTCCAATCGATGCTTTGGGGTTTAAGGTTGATGCTGGGGTTCGTGCTATGAGGACTGCGGTCAACGCTTTGATTGAAGCGGTGAATCGAGAGATCATCCCGGTTCTGAAAGAGACGACCAGTGAAGCTAACCGTATTGGTGGAGACATCCAGACCAAGACAGCTGCTTATCCTGTTGTTTCGTCTGATCGTATGGTGTTGCTGGGAGATGGTACTGCGCTCGACATCAACTTGCCATTGGTTGAGAACTTTGAGAACCAGCCATTGTTAGTGAAGAAAAAAGGGGCAGCTGCTGTTGATATGAGACTGGTGCCTCAAACAGGAGAGACGATCGATGGTGTTGATAGCCTTATCATTGCTCAAGCCTACGGGGCTGTGGAAGTGTTTAGCGATGGTGCTGAGTGGCATCTTATAAGCGGTGGCAACGGTGCTGCCGGAGATGTAAGGAATACTACGCGAGTAATAACTACTTACACGGTGTTAGCAACTGATGAAACTATATATTGCAATACTGATGGTGGAGCTTTCACTGTTACTCTTCCTGCTGGTATACTGGGGACTACGTATAGGATTATCAACGTAGGCAGTGCTAGTAACGATGTAACCCTTTCTCCAAATGGTGCAGAGAAGGTGAATGGTGCAAGCTCAGAGTTAATAAGAGACAGTGAAAGTCTTGAGCTTACTTTTGAGACTACAGAAGGTTGGTGGTAGATGAGTCATATACGAGAGTTTGAACTTCTAGATCCTGACGATAACAATCGAAAACAAAAGTTCGATAGTCTGTTTCAAGCTATCTATACCATGCCAGTCGAGCATCATGAGATTCACGACGCTCATTCTTTCATGACTGGCTATGCTGATATAACCTTGGGTCTAAACGCTACCATAATATTTGCTTTCAAGACTCCTGCCGGCAGCAAGCTGCTCCACATGGTTGTAGGGTTTGAAACCCTGGTCAAGGCTCATGTGGATATTATCGAGGCACCTGGTTGGTCGGCGTCTACTGGTAGCCAGAATCCTGTTTACAATCGCAACAGAGAAGATGCTGGCAGTTCTGTTATTCTAGAAAACACCACAGGTTCGTTTATTGCTTCTGACAATGTTATTCTGGATCCTTCGTCCTTCACCGGGGGTACAATAATCGATACGCTGTATGCTTTTGGTGTGAAGAATAAAAGTTCAGGTTCCAATAGGGGGATTGATGAAATAGTGTTAGCGGCTAACACAAACTATGGAGTAAGGCTTACTTCAGATGATGGCAGTAATGCGGCGCATTTGAAACTTAGTTGGTATGAACACACAAATGAATGATATATAATGCAAGAGGTATCTAAAAAGTATTATGAAGCTAGCAAGTGGGGCAACGAGTTCCACATGCGAGCTTGTCCAGATGGGTCTGTGGTTGATGAGATACTAGGGGCAGGAGCAGCCGGCCCTGGCAAAAGTATGGTGCTGCTGTGTGATCCTTTGCAGCAGGTATATGTGGAACATAAAAGATGTGAGGACAAACACGATCCAAACTATCATCCATTTGGTTCGTCTGAAGGCAAGGCTTTACATCTTAGGCGTAATCGTCCAATGCTTGACGGGACTATTGACCGTGCTCAGCGGATATTCAAAAGCATAGACAATGGAGTACACTATTCAGGTGCTGGTGGAGGGGGAACCCCGGCTACTACATTTACTTTCTCTAGCGGATACAAGTACCAGTTTGCTCACTGTAAAGATCCTCAGGACTGGCGTCAGTATATGTCAAATGAGTACTCGTGGGTCGGCTTTGATGAATTAATACAATTTGAGTGGCAACAGTATGAGAATATCAGTCGTCGTTGCAGGTCTGGAGATCCTGTTTTGCGTCCGATGTGTAAGATTAGAGCTATGTCTAATCCCATGCAGACAGGAGAAGGCAAGGTTAGCGAGTCAGATCCACAGTGGGTCAGAAAGTATTTTGTAGACCCTGCTCCTCAAGGTCGTAAAATAATACGCAAGAAGCTGGTAAACAGAAAAGGCGAGGTAAAGTACTGGAACAAACTGTATCTTCCAGCAACCTTGTATGACAATCCTGATGAGGATTTTGTAGAAGACTATGAAAGAAGATTACTTAGTAGTTCGGAGTATATCAAACAAGCTTTATTGTATGGAAACTGGTATGCAACAGCAGGTAACTACTTTGGAGAAGCCTGGAACCCTAGACTTCATGTGTGTAAACCCTTCCAGATACCCGACCATTGGCCGAGATTTAGGTCTTTGGACTGGGGGTTCAAGAGCCCTGGCTCCGTATTGTGGTGGGCTATGGATGACGACGGTAACCTTTTTTGTGAACGGGAGCACAATTTTAAAGGAAAGAATGCCATTGAGGTAGCGAAAGATATACGAGATATAGAGAAAGCAAACGGGCTGTGGGATGGAAGGAATTCTCAAATAACTGGGCCTGCAGACAACCAGCTCTGGGAAGAGCGTGGAGATGTTGGCAAACCTAAAGCTCAAGACATGGCTGATAAAGGAGTGGGCTGGATAAAGGCGGACAAGAAGTCTAGAAGAGTCAATGGGATCAGGTTGCTGAATCGCATTCAAGATCACGACAAGGCTTCTAATGTTCCTGGAATAGTCTTCTTCGAGAATTGCAGAAAGTGCATAATGACAATACCAGCTATTGGGACAGATCCTCACAATCCTGAATATCCAGCAGATGGAGGAGAAGACCACTGGTTAGATAATGCACTTTACGCTTGTGCCTTTGCATCACACGGGCGAGATGGTATACCACCAAGGCGGACCAGAGACCGATGGGAAGATGATAGAGGTTATGAATCAAGCCTCTCTGCTAACAGAGGGCAGTATGGATATGGAGGTTACTGATGGCTAAGGAAGAGATTGAAGTCGAAGAGGTTGTAGAAGAAGATCCAGTAGTTGAGTTTGAAGACGAGGTGCAAGGCTCTGAACCAGAGGAGTTGATATACGGAGATGATGAGTCCAACTTGGTACCAATCTTTGCTGAGACAAGCCTAGGGAAGGACTCTCTAAGAGATTTGTCCGACAAGTTCTGCACGGACTATGAAAATGCATGGGACGCTTCAGCTGAAGCCCGTGATAGACGAGCGGATGAGTGGGAGATGTTCAGCGGAAAGCTTCCTCCTAAGAATTTTCCATGGGACCATTGTGCTAATGCTCACGTACCCATTGTTTTGGAAAACATATCAAGACTTCAATTTAGAACTATGGCGGAGCTGTTTGGAGACTGGTCAAACATCTTCGGCGTGATGCCGGTAACTCCTGCCGATCAGGATATCGCAGACGCCTTGACTAAGCATGGAAACTGGCAGATTAGAGAGCAGATAGTAGACTTTCAGCGCCAGATGTCTCGAGGGACGTTGATATTCTATCTAAACGGAGACGTAACTGCTCATAGCTACTACGATTCATTTGCACGCAAGAACCGTCATGAGATTCTTACCACCGACGAGTTTGTAACACCATACGTGTATTGCACCACCATGCCGGACTATTCCGATTGTCCCTTCGTGGTTAGAATACGCAGGTATCATAGACATCAGTTAGAAGCTCAACGAGGCATATGGTATGGGGTAGACGATGTCTTAGACGGTGCTCCTCCCTCGTGGGAAGATGAGCCTGAAGCTGTGTTGCGTGATGCTGAGGCTCGTGTTCAAGGAACAGAGATTCCTGATGACGATGACAATGCTCCGTACAAGATATTGCAATACGAAGGATGGGTGGATTTACCAGGCCAAGAGAGACAGCGCTTTGTCCAGGCTTTCATTGACAATGCTACGAAGAATATCCTTTCCTTGGCGATATATGAAGAGAACGACTGGCAGGATGAGATCAGGTATCGAAGAGAGCAGCAAGAGCTGGATGATTACACGTATGCCAGGGAGGAGTACGAGCACAACTCTGCTATAGAAGGAACTGCCAGACGACAAGTACTCGAGAACCCTGATCTACAGCCTGATGATAAGATGGCCCTGCAAGAGCAGATGCAGGCCCAGTCCCAACCCGCGACTGCTCCTGTTCCTCCTACATGGGTGGACCCGAAGAATCTGCCCGAACGGCCTAAATCTATACGTAAGGTTCCAATACACATGTTTTCCCATGGTGTATGCATAGAGCCTTTGACTGGTGATAAGGGCCTTGGTTTTGGTCGTGTTCAGGCTGATTACAACAAGGCTGCTAACACAGCGCTGTCTCAGTTTATCGATGCTGCAACGGTAGGCAATTGTCCTGTGCATCTGGTAAGCGGGAAGCTGAATCTGGGAGATGTTCGTATACAGCCTGGCAAGTTCATCAGTGTCGAGGGTGTTACGGGCACTGAGATGAAGAACGAGATCCAAAAGGTGGACTTTGGACCAGCTAA